AAGCTACTCAATTAGAGGCTATGTACCCAGAACTAAACCAAGCTAATCCAGAATTTAACCAAGATAAAACCAATGAAGTACTAGAACTAAGAGATGCTTACATGACACAAGGTTATATGGGTGCGGATGCTTTAGATAAAGCTGTAAAACTACTTATGGGAACACCAGCACCACAAGCACCAAAAGCTGACCCAGTACAAGAAAAAATTGTAGAGAAAAAGAAGATAGCTAATACCACTAAAAAGGTACAAGCGTCTGAAAAACAACCACCAGCGATGAAAGGTAAGAATAAAGTAGAGAAAAAAGTAGATATTAATAAGATGTCTGTTGATGAATTTGCTGCATTACCTGACGAAACTTTACGCAGAATGCGTGGAGATTTCGGATAAACTGTGGTATAAATTAAATAAGTTCGCACGTAAGAGCGATATCTTACCGGGGTCGTGTCCGTAAAAAACGTTATTCGCCTGCACAGGGCGTAAAACTGGCCGGAGTCGTGTCCGCAAACAACGAGAGCGTTATCCCAACGAAATAGGGTATACGGATAAAAGTCGCTCCAAAAGTCGACTGGTTAATAAACTTTAATGATAGGAGAAATATCATGGCAAATACTAACTTTGCTGCGTTGACCAGTGAGCAGTTAACCATCTGGTCTAGAGATTTCTGGCGTGTAGCTAGAAATATGTCCTTCATTAACCAATTCGCGGGTAGCGGATCTAACGCAATGGTTCAGAGAATATCTGAGCTTACTCAATCAGAAAAGGGAGCTAGAGCTGTATTAACACTTTTAGCTGACATGACTGGTGACGGTATTGTTGGAGACAACACTCTCGAGGGTAATGAAGAATCACTAAGAGCGTACGACATCGTCGTAACAATCGACCAACTAAGATTTGCGAACAGACTGTCAGGTAGACTGGCTGATCAAAAATCAGTTGTGAACTTCAGGGAACATTCAAGAGATGCTCTTGCTTATGCAATGGCTGACAGAATGGACCAATTAGCATTCCTTACACTAAGTGGTATTGGGTATAACCTTAAGAACAATGGTGCGTTAAGACCATCAATGAACTCAGGGCAAAACTTAAACGACTTAGAGTTCTCAAGCGCTATAAGTGCTCCAACTTCTAACAGACATAGAAGAGTGGATGCAACTGGCGGTCTTGTAGCTGGTGATGTTACTGCTATGGATGCAGCTGACAAATTAAGCTACAGCACTATTGTAGATCTAAAAGCTTACGCTAAAGATAACTACATTAGAGGACTAAGAGGTGCGGGTAACGACGAGACATTCCATCTTTTCGTAACACCACAAGTAATGGCTGACCTAAAACTTGATTCAGACTTCCTTGCTAACGTAAGACAAGCTGGAGTAAGAGGACCAGGTTCAAGCTTATTCTCAGGTTCATCTAGCTTAATGGTTGATGGAGTTATGATTCATGAGTTCAGACATGTGTTTAACACAAACAATGCGCTTACTGGAACATCTTCAAATGCAGGTGCTGCTGGTTACAAATGGGGTGCTGACGCTGACGTCAACGGCTCAAGATGTATCTTCGCAGGTGCTCAAGCATTAGCTATGGCAGATATTGGTATACCAGAAATAGTAGAAGACACATTCGACTATGGTAACCAAAACGGTATTTCAATTGGTAAAATATTCGGACTCAAGAAGCCAGTTTATCACTCAGACCACACAGGTCAGAATGAAGACTTTGGTGTTATTGCGTTAGATGTTGCATACTAATTGTGATATATTTTATGGGTGGCTTTTAAAAGTCACCCATTTTTAAGGAGGAAATTATGTGGATAGTATCAAATGAAGACAAGTCAATAGCTTCTACCTGGGGCGCAAGTATACATTTAAAAGCTGGCGAACCAAGACAAGTAGGCGATGACTTAGGATTACTTTGTTTACAAGCCGGATGCACGGAGGTAAAGAACGTCAAAGAAGAACCAGCACCAGTAGTTGAAGAAGCTCCCGTAGAGGAAGTTATCGAAGAAGTTGCTGAGGAAGTGGTATCTTTTGAGGACATGACCAAAGTACAGCTAGAAGAATATGGCAGAGGCATTGGGATTGAACTTGATAGACGTAAAAAGAAATCAGATTTAATCGCAGAATTAGAAGCTGCACAATAAGGATAAATTATGGCATTAACCGGGACAAATTTGCTAAGTAGGATTAAGGACATCTTACAAGACACTACTAGTGTTAGATGGCCAGAAGCTGAAATACTTAGATATATTAATGATGCGCAAAGAGAAATTGTAAACTACAGACCAGAGTCATCTGCAAAGACTGACAATGTACAATTAACTACTGGAACCAAACAAGCTTTACCTTCTGATGGTCTTAGACTAATCAAGGTAACTAGGAATATGAGTGCAGCAAGTGGTAGTGCTACTGGTAAAAGAGCAATTAGAATTGTAAATGTAGATATCTTGAACACACAAGAGCCGGACTGGAATGATCCGACTGTTGGTGGAGATGCACAACACGGAACTGTAGTTAAACACTACATCTTCGACGAAGATGACCCAAAAAACTATTACGTATATCCAGGAGTAGCTGGAAATGCCTTTATAGAAATAGTGTATTCAAAAGTACCTACAGATTTAAGTAGTGCAAGTTCAAACCTAGATATAGATGATATTTACGGTAACGCAGTTATTGATTATGTCTTGTTTAGAGCTTACCAAAAAGATTCTGAGTATGCAGGTAACGCACAAAGAGCGCAGACACATTACCAACTATTTTTGAATTGTATCGGACAGGGCATGCAGGCGCAGGAACTACTAAGCCCGAACAACGATAGGACGTCAAATATAGGAGGAATGCCAATGCCACCTGTAGTACCACAACAGGGAAGATAAAATGGCGAGTTACTCTTCTTTAGTAAAAGAAGTTTTACCTTACGTGCCTTTCTGCCCGGACAGTTTGGTGGAGAGTAACTTACGTTCAACTACTATAGAATTTTGCGAACGTTCTAAAGCGTATGTTTTAGATATGGACGCTTTCAACACTATCTCAGGTGTATACGAATACGACTTTGATATACCTACAGGCACAGAAGTGCATCAAGTTTTACACATGACGTACGATGGTAGGGATATGGACCCTATAAGCCCACGAAGTCTAGAAGTAAATTATCCAGATTGGAGAGATAGAACAGGTACACCGCACGTGTATCTACAAAAAACAGAGTCTACATTTTGGCTAGTGCCAGTGCCAAGCGGGTCTTTCCCAGTTATAGCTAGCGTAGCTTTAAAACCATCTAGAAGTTCTAACAACATAGATACTAGGATATCTAATCAATATAGAGATGCTCTTATATACGGTACTTTATATAGATTACTACGTATGCCTAGCAGAGAGTGGACAGATGTAAATGCAGCTAGAGAGTATCTAGCCCAGTTTAATAATGAAATAACCCAAGCAGAACTTCGTGCAAGAGGCGGGGATCTGGGAGTTAAACGAACAGTAAAATACAAAGGAATAGGTAAGCCAAGGAGGCGCTATGGAAGATACGGAAGGGAGATCGACTACTAATGACTTTGTTAAACCAGTGCTTACCGACATACGTTCCACGTGGAACATTATCAAACCTGGTTTAGAAAGCATATTAGAAGATAATCCAAGTCTAACTTTTATTCCCGAAGATGTTTTTAGCGAGTGCGTAAATGAAAGAGCGTTTTTATTTACCTCTCCAGTCGGGTTTTTAGTACTTACTATAGAGGTAGATAGGTACACAAAAGACAAGACATTGTATATGTGGATAGCGTATACTTACAATAAGGGCGGACACGAGTGGTTAGCCCATGAAGACTGGATTGAAGCGTTAGCAAAAGAGTCTGGTTGTAAGTACATAGAGGCGCAATCCCATGTACCAGAGCTAGAACCTTATGCTAAAAAGCTAGGTTGGAGTTTAGATACAAGGGTGTATAGGAGAAAAGTTAATGAGTAAGCCAAAAAAGTCAGAGTTTAAGGCAAGCGAATCAGAGAAAGTCAATGCTGCTGTAGCAAAGGCAGATAAGGACTATTTCAGACAAAACTATCTACCAAAACAAAAAGAGTTTTTAGAGCGGTCTTTTAATCAAGAGTCTGGTCTTATGAGTGTGGGCGAGGGAAGAGCTCAAGCTGATACTATGCAAGCTCTTACTATGAATCCTAATAGACAAGCTGTAGCAGCTGTAGATTCACAAGCAGATTTAGCAGCGGCAGCAGCAGCACAACAATTACAAGGAACATCCCAGGGCCTTGCTGGATCAAGACAAGACCAAGTAGCAGGTATAAAAAGCGCTAATCAGATGGCTAGTCAAACAGCAGCAGGATTATCTACAGCTTCTAAAATTGCTACAACTGATACTTTAAACAGAGCAAAAGCAAAACAAATAAGAAGGGCCGGCATGATAGGGGCAGCTACAAAGCTAGGTGTACAAGCAGGTAAAAACGTTGGTCAATACAGAGCTGCAAAGCAATACAACGAATCAGCGGCGGGGCAAAAAGACCCTATAGCAACCAATGATAATCCTTTTGCAATCTTAACTGGGTTTGGTTTAAGTGGCCAAAAACCTGCTGCTAATAATGATAACGATGGTGGCGGTAGTGGTTTCCTAGGAGGTATATTCTAATGAGTTTAGCAGATGGATTTAGATCAGCATACGACAACATAAAATCACAACAAGACTACGTTGGCGGTTTATCAAATGTACAAGACCCAGACAAAGCTTTTGCAGGGATATTACGCCAAGACTATAACGATTACTTAGCTAATTTTAGACAGTTTGAAGACAGATTATTAGGTATGACTGATGACACTACATTAGTAGACAGGTCTAGAGAAAACGCAGCTAAGCAAGCAGAAGTAGCAGCTGGCATACAACAAAGAAATTTAGAAAGATACGGAGGCGGCGGTTTATCTGCTGCACAATTGCAAGAGCAACAAAGGTCCGCACAAAGAGGTTCACAGTTGTCTATGGCAAACACGGTAAATAATGCTAGAGTACAACAAAGAGAAATGAACCAGGCGTTACTACAAGAAATCATAGGTATAGGCCAAGGCGTGAATGCCAGGGCTTTAGAGGGGCTAGGCACTGCGGCCCAGGGTGAAGTAGCAAGAAGGGGAGCGTATAAACAAGCTAAGGCTAACTACTCTTCCCAAATGACTAA